ATGTCTTCACTCCAAAAACAGAAAGCATTTTAACAACTTCTCCAAATTTCAAAGGGTCTTTGTCAATCTGGGTTGTTGGTGCAATTTGAAGTGCCATTGAGATACTCTCAGAAGCTCCAATATAGCAATGGAATCCTGATGTAGCAGTAGAAAGATTCTCAGAAACATAAATTTTGAATCCGTTGAAATCTCCAGCATATCCATTTTTCAAAGCAGCGTCTTGAACATTGAATCCGGCAGAAGCCATCTTTTGTTCGATTACAGAAGCTACATTGTAAGTGACAACAGCAACAGCAGTCTTTCCTTTAATGAAATGTGTCAATTTGGCACGTGCTTTAGAAAATACTTCTATTACATTAGTAGTTGTTACTACGATGTCGCCAGTTCCACCTGCAGCCAAATCAGCTTTAGTTAGAGTTCCAGCGGCGTTTACGATTTGAGCTAGGAACAAAGTATCAATCTTCTGTTTGATAGCGTCAGTAGCTTCACGAACTCCAGCTTCCATAGCGGAATATAGATTTTGTTTAGCGTCAACAGTATCAAGAAAGAAAGAACTTTCCCATTGTTGGTCAATTGTTAAGTATTCGTCTGTTGAAGCAAGAGCTTGAACAGTTACATCAGTACCTTTCACGTAAGCAGTTGTGCTAAGTGTTCCAAAGTATGGAAAATGTACTAAAGTTCCTTTTGTTGCTCTTGATTTCAATTTGACATCTGCAATTTTCATTGCTACGAGTTCCTTAGTAAGGTTCTCCTGGAGCATGTCAGCCCAGTTTTGCGGATTTAGAGCCGCAACATTGTTTGTATAAGCCATTTTTTTTCATAGACCATTAATCTATAATGTTCCTTTCGGAGTGAGCCTGTGCTTTAACCCATTCATTTTTTTGTGATGGAGTTAATGCAGCTACATCTTCAGCTTTCACTTTAGATATATCTACTTTCTTATTGGAAACACTATCGTTAGACGGTCTGTCTATTTTAGTTTTGTTTGTTTCCTCTTCGGTCTTTTCAGCGAACTGCTTATCAGCAACTTCTCTAATCCAACTCTCGCCTCTCCAAGCCTTAATGATACTTCCACCATATAATGCTTTAGCGACTTGAGTTAGTTTATCTTTTACTAGTTCTGCTTTAGGCGTTTGTTCTAAGAAAAACTCTGTCATATCATCAACTTCAACTGCTTTCGCAACTGGTGCTTCTGATTTAACTTCTGTCTTCCCTTGCTTTTTAAGCATTCCTAGTTCTGTTGCAAGTTTCTGAGCTCCTTTTTTTAAGTTCTCATACTCCTCACGAGTTACTTGTGCATCTGAGTCATCGCTTTCTTCTGAAAACAAATCGTCAAAGTTCGTTGTGTCCTCTGAGTCAGCATTCTCTTCGAGTGTAGCGTTAGCATTCTCGTCGAGTGTAGTTTCTTCTTCGGTCATAGTTTTTTGAGGTTACTATCTGAACACAATAGCTTAATTGCCATTAGATGTGCAGAAGATTAACCTCAAAAGTTAATCGTAATTCGGTTTTTAATTTTCTGGCTGGTTATTAGTGCAGAGTTCTTGGCTATCATCATAGCTTTTATCTCTTCTGGTGTTGCTATTATCATGCTCTCTATACTTCCACTAATGTCTTTGTTTGTTTGTATTTCTTTGTCTAGTATTTCTTCCAATATGTACTTGCGAAACTTCTTATCATTAACTAAGCCTTTAAAATAATTTGCTCGCCTTTCAAATTCAACATCAACTTCAACCTTATCTTTCTTTTCTTCATTTGCTTTTTCTTTATTGTAAAATACTGATTTCATATTACTGCATTAAAGGATTAGGTGCTTGCTGTGGCATATTAGCTTGCCGTTCTGCTATCATAGCTTCTGCTTCTCTCTCTAGCTCTTCAGAAGACTTGTCATAATTCCGTGGGTTCAAATTTTGTAAATTCAGAATCTCATCTTCAATCCTTGCTTTGCTTTTAGTTGATGTTGGGTCATTCTTCATCGCAAGCAGTGCATCAAATCTTCCTTTAGTGTCTACTGACTCACCAGTCATATCAAACTCAATAAGCAAGTCCATATCTTTGGCAAGTTTCTTCTTGATTGCAGGATAACGCATGTCTCCACTATCCATAAGTTCCTGATGTACTATTTCCTTTGCTTGGTCAAATTCTTCTTGGCTAGGATACATTCCTGTAGCCTTCTTAGTATCTAACGCCCACTTATTCATTGCATTATCAACATAAAATTTATCCAATTCTTCTAATTGTGTTGGGTCTCCAATAATCGCAGTCAATTCATTCTCGTCAATCTCATCCCATATATCGTCTGCATATCCATTATTAAATAGTCTTTTCATTCCGTGGTGCATTCTTTCTGTAACATAGTCATAAACCGTGTTGGCTGTCTGTTGGTTGATTGAAGCTTGTGTTGCTGAGGTTGAGGCTGGCATCTCTTCGCCAGTTCCTTGAGCTGTAATTCCAATTAGCTGTCTCATCAATTCATATAGTTTGTTTTCCAATAAGTCAAAGTCTTGTATCCTTGTCTCCCAAGGAAAATTTTGTATTGATTCGCCAGGACTCATAGAAACAACTCCGCCCTCTAATAGGTTAGCTATGTTCTCTTGTAAGAGTTCTGTTAGCCCATCTACTCCCTGAACAGCATTGTGAACGTGAATACCCATCTGTGCTTTCTGTACGTTCTTAACTGTTGTGTTGAAAATCGTATTATACACTATTGAAATATCTGCAAGAAGTTCGGCTACTCCCATTGCTTGCTGTCTTCCAAATACCTTAAATAAATCAAATTGCTCATAAGGGAATATGTCTTCCATTTTGCCTAATCGTTTTTGCATTCTCTTAGATATTCTCTCCCTCTTATAAGGGGTTCTAAAAACATCTAATTGGATGAAAGGACTCCAGTCTGTTGCATCGTGGAACTCTCCTTTGCTTGTGATTGTGTTGTCAAGTGCTTTAACACAAATCTTGTTACCCTCTTCGTTGAACGTCCAAAACTCTAAAACCTTAAATTTACTCTCCCCTTGTTCTTGCATTTCTTTCCAAACGGCTTCCACTGCGTCCCAACTACCTTTCCAATCTTTCTTGTGACTGAGCATCTGGTCATAGGTGTAAGAACACATTTCTAGATGTCTTCTTTCTTGTGGATTTTGTACGCTGGATTCTGTAATATAATTCTTAAGTGCTACTGTGTAAATCTCTCCGTCTACACGCTTAACGATGGAACTTCCAAACCAACACATCTCATTGAGTATTTTATCAAGAATTTCTCCGAAAAAACTTCTTGAAAGATGTGATATAAAAGCCATTTTGATTAAAGCGGTAAGTCTTACCTTGACACCATTAACACTTCTGATATTCATATGCTTTAAGTCGAGGTCTGCATTTTGAATCAATGTTCTATGCACCACAAAAGCCTTTCGCATAAAAGCTCTCACAAATCCTGACTCCTCTACTTTTCCAGAAGCAAATTGTCCCGCAAATAGTCTTGAGCTTTCGTTATTTATCGAACGCATTAAATAACTTACTCCGGGGGAAACCTCAATCTCCCCATCTTCGTGGAGGGAAATAAACTCTTCAATTTCTTTTATGTAATTTTTCATCTAGTTATAATTTCTATTGTTAATGGTGTAATTTGGTCTAACAACAACTTGTATTTCATTAGTCACTGCCCAGTATCTTATCATATCAGCACAATTATGTACTACAGCTCCGTTAGATAGCGAGAAATTATGTTCAATCGGTACGCTAATATCATAAACATCCTCCTTATAACATAATTTTTCGACTCTTTCTATAGTGAGAGGCTTTACAATTTGCGTGACAGAATTTTTGACTATGCCCATTGCTTCTAACAGTTCCTTCAAACTCTTTTTTACACCACAGGCACTCTTTTGTTTCTCTTTTCCATTTTGTCCAACTTTGTGCTCTTTTCGCCATTCTGCTGTGCCAAAGTCTTCCTTCGTCAGATGAGTGCCATTTAGCGGCTCCATCTCTGGCTGATTTTGTGAAAAAAACTGTCTTTCCTGTATTAAGGTGTTTCCAATTCTCTGATAAATGTTCCTTACTTGGTAAGCATTCCAAATTTTCAATCCTATTATCTTTTGTATTACGATTCTTATGGTGTATATGGCACCCTTTAGGTATTTCGCCAAATGCACCTCTCCAAACGTGTCTATGCAACGTCCCACCACCACACGAAAAATATTTTTCAGAGCTATAAAGACGATACAGCTTGCCATCAAAATACTGCGTGATAATGTCAAGGATGATAGGATTCTTGAACCATTCTTTAGGCTTTCTGCGGATTTCCACCCTTTGTCCGTCAAAAATAAATGCTCCAGCGTACATCTCACTTTCGTATTGTCCTTGAATGTAACTTCCACAAGCTCCGCATTTCTCTTGGTTATCCCAAGTTGTTTCATTTTTTTCCATCCGTTTGTAGTTAGTATCTTATGATTATCTAACTCCATTATCGGATACATTCCGTTACTTGTCAATATTTTTGTATCTCCAGTGAAACAATGTGATGACCAGTTGTGTTTTGGGTTGTTGCGGTATACTTTGTTAACCTCATCATAATCCTTATGGTAATCTTTCAGTGCTTTAATCACTCGCTTGCATTTTTCTTTATCTATCCAGATTGTGATTAGTTTATTTCTTACTGCGTTTATTCCGTCGTCTATCGATAACATTGGTACTGCTGATTTTAAGCTTCCGTCTGGTTTTGTGANTGTCTCAAACTTAATTCCTAAGCTCTTAGCGGTTTCTAGCCTTGATTTTCCTGTGCCTAATTCCTTAACAACAATGTCGTGAGGGGCGTAATGCTTTCCATAGGAGTATTTCTTTTCTGCCAATAAATCAATGTAGTACTTTAATCCTTCTCCGCTTCCCTCAATGTAGTCAATCATTCTCCATTGTAATCCGTGTTTTTGGAAAAATCCTATTGTCATTGAGTCGTTAATCCCTAAATCCCACCAAGTATCAACTAATAAATTAGGCTCATAAGGTACTGCGGTTATCTTTCCATCTATTTCCATTTGTTCAATTATCTTCCCGTAATAACTACCCTGCATCGCTGCCGTGAAGCTATTATAATACTCTTGTTGGAATATGGCGTCGTCTCCGTTCTTAGCTATTATTTCTTTTCTTTCTTGTTCCAAAACTTCTAAACTCATTGTCTTGGTATCATCTACATTCAACATTGAGACAAACCAGTTCTTCGGGTCGGTCAGTGCGTAATCGAGTAAGTCTTTAGCGTGGTTTTCTCCTCTCGGTGTAAAATTGAATATTGCCCAGCCTCCATTCTCTGCCAGTATCGGTCTGATATAATCCCATACTTGCGGGTCTTGTAAGCTATATTCTGAGAATACTACTCCTAGCGGATTTGTTCCTACAATAGAATCAATATTGTCTGAACCTACTACTTGAAAGGTACTGCCATTTTTAAACTCTATAAACATCTCGTTTCCCACAGTTCTTGATATTGTTTCTTGTGGAAAATGGTTTAAAAATCTAATTCCCTCTTTATCAGCACCGTTCCATAATATTTTTTTACCTTGGTTGTATGTTGGGAAAATATAGTAATAAGCTCCAACTTTTTCAAATATCTTTTTTGCTACTATGTTTATATCTGTTTTTTCTTTTCCGCTTCTTCTATTCCATACCTGTATTATTCTTAAAAAACCATTATCAATCGCTTTAAATATCGGTATCTGATATGTCCTCGGGGTGAATTGGTAAGGTATTGTTATTGGCATAGTTTATTATATTTATCTCTACTGGATTATCACTGTCTCCTTTTATTGTTGTTGATTGTGGTGCTTTACCTAAGGCTCTATCGTTTATTTCTTTAATTGCAATAATATCTCCTTCTAGTGCTTTCTTTTGTAGTATAGGGCTGATGTCTTTTAAAGCTTCAGTTAATTCGTGAATATATCTATCTATTGCTATTCTTCTTATTTCTTTTCTATTTGCTTTGTATTCTTTTTCTTCTTGAGTTTCTTTTCTTCTTCCTCCACCAATATTTCCTTTTTTAAAGGGTCCACCTGGGTATTCTTGCCTTGATTCGGTTTCGTTTTCGCTGTTTTCGGTTTCTTTTTCAGTTGTTTCTTCCATATATTTCTAAAATTAAGTGTTGTATCCACGCCTTTAATTGACTCTCTATGTCGCACATTGTAAGTTTTACGACGCACTTTGTTTATGAAGTTATATCCTATAAGATAGTATTTATCTTGGTAGGAACGTTGTATGAAGTAATATAACAACACTGTTACATATCCATATCATAAACACTTATAGTCGTAGGTTACATTCCTGTAGAGCCTACAATGGTAATTGTTTACGATATTAAAATCCTACTGTGTTATTCGGTTAGCCGTTCTTATTCTATGATGGTTTACCCGTAACATCTTTTATTTGAGGATATGTGTGTTCTCTTGCTGTAACTGTAACTTAAGAGTTTTTGAAAAGAAGCCCTTAAAACTTTTTTATATTACATTTTATTAACCAGTGGCGTATGTAGGCTGACTATTGGTTAAGGATAATCATTTTACACCACCCGTTAGTAAAACACAAAATTACTTCACGACTGTCAATTCTTTATATATTTTATGTATTTTTTATTTTATTTATTTTCAAAGTTTTGTTGTATGTTTTTCATCCTTTTTTATAAGATGAATGTATTAAAACTTATCAATGTAGTTCCATTATATCATACTCTGGGAGTTTTGTCAAAGGCTTTTTATAGTGTGTCATATGTGGCGTGTCTATTGATGTTTTTAGGCTCTTGACAAGACTGAATTTTTCTGATAGTATTAAGGAGTACATTATACAATTTAATATAAAATTTCCCTCGCCAATTTAAAGAACGATTTAGTCTTTATCTCACAATGCCACCTCGCGAGGGAGGCTACTGAAATAAAGGCTATATCGTTTTTTTAATTAAATAAATAAAAATCTATGAAGAAAAAAAAACCAAACGAATGGGTAAAGTGTTTCAAAATAAATTGCTCTCCACCAATAGAAGTCTATGAAACCCATATAAACCACTTCGGGAGCAATGTATACATAGAAGATATTGATTTTATGATAGCTAAGTTAGAAGATGAGGCACAATATTTGAAAGAAGCTAAGGAAATTTGGGAGAGAGAATTTTTTATTGATAAATAAATAATATATAAATAATTATGAAAGATAAAAACTACCAAGAGTTAAAAGACACAGTCAACAGCACAGTTTTTTTGCTAGAAGTTTTTCAAAAAGATATTGAAACGCTGTGTGCTGTGGATAATGATGTACCTGACCTATATAAGGGTTATATTTTGGGTAAATTGCACGAAGATTTAAGCAAAATAAGAGTTAATTTAATAAGTGTGATATAAACAAACAAATGAAAAGAATAATAGACAAAAGGAAAAAGGAGAAGTTTATGATGGATGATGAGTATCTTAATGGACAGGCGAAGTTGTGTGGTTGGCAAGGGACAATCGTATATAATAGCCTATGCAGACACGCAAATATAAACCAAGAAAGCTTTCCGTCAATTAAGTTAATGGCTGAACAGCATAGAGTGAGCAGACCGACAATAATTAAAGGCATTGAAAACCTTGAAAAAAGGAACGTTATCCAAGTAAAAAAGATGAGAACCAAAGGTGGAAAATGGCTAAATAACACCTATATTCTACTCGATAAATCAGGTTGGGATTATTCCAGCCAAGTCAACGTGGTTGACACGGTAAACACACCTAGCCAAGTCAACGTGGATACACCACCAAGTCAACGTGGTTTACCTAACCAAGTCAACGTGGTTGACACTAAGGAAACACATATTAAGGAAACACATTATAACTCCGTTTCTAAAGAAACTGTCTCTCCTTTTTTGAACAACAAAGAAGAAGAAGACAATGTTCCGTTCGATTCCGATGCTTATATTGAAACACTTAAGCAGTCCCAGCAAAAACACATTGTTATTATTGGCTGGTATATGCAAGCTAAGGGAATGAAAAGTCCAGGTATAATAACAAATAAAAACTCTGCCACAATTGAACTAAAAAGATTAGTCCGCCCAGCTTCCCAGCTGGCTGTGATGGGAGATATGCAGAGAATAGTAGAAACAGCCAAAAAATTAGAATCAAAGGGGTTAAGTTGGACACTTGAAACCTTAATAAATAACATAAACATAAATATATGAGAATAACAGAACTGCAGAATAATTTAAAAATTGAGCAAAGAGCCACTGAAATAGAATCTGTAAGTTTCTCGGATGTAATATTAGCTGGAATAGACTCGGTGCAGAACACCAAAGCAGAGGAGATTATGGATTATGGTTACAGTTGGCTTGATGATAGATTAGGAGGAATATTCCCTGGACAAGTTGTTCTAATAGGAGGTGAGAGTGGAACAGGTAAATCAACATTTTCAGTTGGCATAGTCTGCCGACAAAAAGTTCCGACAGCTATATTTGCACTTGAAGAGTCATTGGCTGATTATGGTAAAAAAGCGTTGTATTTTGAAATAGGCAAAATAAGAAAAAAGAGAGAAGAAGTGAATTATCCATATACTTCCTATGTTAGGGGAGATTTGAATAACCAAACAAATTTTATAGCAGATATGGGGGAGGCATACAATAATTTAAAAAAGGAATATCCCCTGTTCCAAAATGTTAAGGAGGCTATTATCTGGGAGGTAGTGGAAAAAAGAATACGGTTACTGTCTGAAAGTGGAGTAAAAATGATACTGATAGACCATCTCCACTATTTCGACCTATTGGCAAAGGATAGCAGTAAAAATGACTACATTGAAAAAATAATGATAAAAATGGCTCGTCTAGCTATAGAAACAAATATAGCAATCATTTTAGTTGCTCATTATCGAAAACTAAATGGAAACAAACCAACAATGGACAGTTTTAAAGATAGCATGTCGATTGTGCAGAACTCAAACACGGTTATAAACCTTTGGAGAAATAGAGAGCAAGGGGTAACTGATGAAGAGAAATATAAGACTCAAATAATAATAAATAAATCAAGGATAGTGGGAGCTGAAGGAAGTATTGAGGTATTCTTTAACCCAGCTAGTGGTTTGTATGAATCACAGGGAGAGTTCTGGGCGAATGGAGTACCTATCGTAGAGAATAACGTTGACAAACTTGAATTAAGTAATAAAGTAAATAAACTAAATTTTTAATTATATGAAAGAATTATTCAAAGAATTTGGATGGATAAAATATTTCCCAGGTAAATTACAAGCGAAGATAGAAATTTATCACGATGCTTATCAAAGATGCTTACGAGTAAATGAAGAATATTACCATAAAGTAGTAAAACCCAAAGTCCGCCAGATGATTAAAGAATTTAAGGAAGAAAACAAAGAGTTTGAAAAAGAATGCAAAATAAGAGCTATGAAAAACTTAAGAGATGAATTTGATGAAAAAAAAGAAGTGCTGGAAAATATGTTTAAACAAAATGAAACGATAGCAAAAAAAGAAATATTACTCAATGAGCTGTTAAGACTAGACAATATAATCAATAAAACAATCACTGATTCAATGATACAACAAGCAGAAGAATACCCTATTGAAAACATATTAGAAATAAATTCAGCAGGTTTTGCTCTTTGTATCAATCACGATGATAGAAAACCAAGTATGTACTGTAAGAATAATTATGCTCATTGCTTTTCTTGCGGTTGGACAGGTAACACCATTAAAATACTGATGAAAAAAGAAAACTTAAATTTTAAAGAGGCGGTTATCCGCTTGCAATAGTATGAACGAACAAGAATACAGAAAATTTATGGGATTGGATAGTGTGGATATTGGAAGTAATCATCTAGCCAGAAAAGAAGTAAATAAAAAATTAAAAGAAAAAGGTTATAAGAAACTTAAGGGATATAAAAAGTCTAAACAACTAAAAGCAATATTATGCAACATATAACAACATTCAAAAGGTGGAAGGAATTAAGAAGAAGACTTGACAAAGTTATTAGAGTATGATAGACTGTAGGTAGG